CACGAATCGGGGTTCGTCATAGTACTCGACAATAAGGGAAGCGATAAGGTTACCGGCCTCCCGTAGAGTATATTCGAGGTTACGTAGTGCCATGCGAATTCGTACGAAGCTGGCCTCCTGCACACTATCGAGTACTCCTTGAGCGTTTCGACCGCTAGGAGTTGATCCTCTCGTAATGGCAGATAGTCCACTGACCCGCTCCATCTCTTTAATGTACCACTCAATAAGTCCCATCATCATTGGGTGAACTTGCGGCGGATTCAACCAATCTGCACGCGAATTGTCATTAACGGTGTGGCGAGAACCAGGCTTATTCGTAACCCGTTGTCGCTGCATTCCACTACGACTGCCCTCAATGAAGATCGGGTTACCAACCAATTCAACATTAAGTTGTAGCGCACCCAAAAGACGATTAATAGAGAGTTGTGACGGAGCAAGCATTTCCACAATTGAGAATCCCCAAAATTCTCCGACCTCATGTGGAACGTAACGCACGTATGGATGTTTTCCATGGGACCACAATTCATCGGCATCTTCATCCATCAGTACACGGTTACCCGCTACAACCACTACCCGCCAAGTGTCATAAACACAAACATCGTCATCGCCCTTATCGACTACGTCATGCTCACGTAGCCAGCATTCAAAGACGGTGATACCAGGATCGTCAGTCGGGTTTATGGATTCTCGCCCTTGCCCCGGACGACCCCAAGAAGGCGACGTATTAGGCGAAATAGCTCCGGGGTTAGTTCGTGGTACTTGGGAACGGTCCTCGGATCTTTTCGGGTGTTCGTCAACTTCCTCCACCGATCCTTGGCGAATCTTGTCGGTACTACCAGGCCAACGACGATCCATCTCCTGTAGTGAAATGGTGTATGCCTCAATGAAGTAGTTGCTGTTATCCATTGAGGAAGCGGCAGGATCAGGGTAAAGAGTGAACGGGTCGAGACGCTTGAGGGAAGCGTTACCTAGACCCATATCAAGGGTGCTATCCCAAGTGGCCTTAAGGAAGCCGGTACCGTATGTCCAGCCATCCCAAAGCATACGCTCGATTTCAGAATCCCAGCCGTTCACATTCCATGTTGACTTGATAGCTACGGCAAGGTCATCCGCTACAGCATCCATGAAGGAATAGAAGTCGCTGTTAGGGAGAGCGAACGGAGCAATCTCAATTTGCGGACGCTGGTCAGTCATCCAACCGACCATGCTTGTGACAATCGGATAGATTTCCGGAACCTCAGGAGCAGGCAACCATTCCGGCCGTCCAGTCATCCATGTACGGTTGCGGAGTACCCGATAGTTCTTGTACCACTGTGAAGCGATAGGACGCTTACCCGCACGAGCCTTATAGAAAAGGTTCTTGAGTTCCCCTACAAGGGACTGCTCATCTTGTGTAGGGTTGAGGGTAAGGTTAACTCTACGAACTTTAAAGTCCGGAGTAGGTTCGTCATCTCGGTCAAGTCTCTCGGCGGCTACAGCCATTGCTTGACCTCACGCTTTCCCTCAGCGACCTCTCTACGGATCGTAGCATCGAGTCCGTCATCTGTCTGGCCCGTCTGCGCTCGATCACGCATATCTATAGGGACGAAGTTGTGGGAAATGCCGGTGCGGTTCGACGCAGCTTCAGACGCAACCTTTAACTGATCTGCTAAGTCACGTTCACTAGAGACATATGAGCCAGTTGAGGGTGAATAGCCGCCCTGCATTGGTGTTTTGAAATAAGCGCCTAGAACCTTATCTAGTAATACACCGTCATGGGGACAGTACTCAGGATGATCGTAGTCCTCAAAAGTGTGGTAGTAAACGCTTTCCCCTTCGCACCATGGACAACGGTATTCATAGTTAGGCACTATCCGCTTCCTCTCCCCACGACTCCCACACTGGCCCCATCTGCACTAGCTCCTGATTTAGTTTCATAGCCTGCTTATGTTCCTCACCTACATAGCCAAGTACGGGTGCGTCTAGGAAGTGGCACGCCACTCCAATGGCTAGTGAAGTGACAGTATCGTCATTGCCATCCGAAGATGCTGGCCCATATCCGCCGCCTTCTAGCGTGACGTAATCTCGCATTTCAAGGAATGTTCTCTTATCGTGGATGGTGAGATCGTGGTCCACGACGATACGTACAAGCCAACCGATAGCAGCTTGCTTAGACTGCGTGGTGGAGTCCCAACCGTAGTTGGTCTGAATGTTTCCTCTATCCTGATCGGCCTTACTGTGACGCCAGATAAACGGGTAGTCGAATCCAAGCATACGTCCGATAGTCGCATATCCCGGTCCTGTTATCTCCGTAGTCACCATCGCATCATTGTAGTACTTGGCAAGCTTAACTAGTTCATCACCGAAGGTGCTAGGATCAATTCGCCCATGCCATACTGCGACCTGTTCGAGTGTTCTACGTGAAAATACCTGAGCGCAAGCGGGATCACCCCCAAGCGTCCTAGTGGGATCACCACTAACGAAGTATACCCCCCAATCTCGATCTTTGGCCGGTGTTCTGTAGATACTAAGTGGCCCGGAAATATCAGGTTGAAATCGTACCGATCCGTTTCCTTCACGGGTCAGCCTTCCTCTTAGTGGAGCCTCGATAGGCTTGTAACAAACGCCAAGGTGCCTGATGGGAAAGACGTTCGTACCTGTAGCAATGAACGCTTCTTCGGGTGTTGACGGGTATTCCTGGTGGAAGAGTAGAACGTTATTAAAGCACAGGTTACGGATTGCCCATCTGCGCCACGTTAGGTGGTCATAGTCCACACCCATCTTCGCAAGGACTAACTCTTCCTCATCTAAAGGGTCAAGTGACACGAGGGGCATATTGAGGAAGGTGGCAGTATACTCAGGATGTTTCCACCACGGGAAGAATAGAGGTATATAGTCCGATTCACCCGCCTCAGCTTGCATCCACTGTTCATAGAAGAAGTTTCCGACTCCGTTAGCGGTAGACTCCATAATGATGAATGTCTCAGGGGAAGTCGGGATGGCTTGCAGAAGACCACCCATCGTGTCCTTAGCCCTATCCCAAAACGCCACTTCGGACGCATGGAGATAACGAGGTGTAGACCCTCGGCCCGCCTTGGGGTTTCTTGCTGTTGCAATTCGGATTGACGAATGAGTCTCATGCCACGCCTTATGAGCCTTCCCCTGATACTTGGGTGTATAGAGCGGTGCATACGGGTCGTGATCCCAAAACGTCTCCGTCATCTCTAGCAGTTTTCTAGATAGCTCATTTTCGTGAGCCACTACTAGAGTGTGGAAGTAGTCACGCATGAATGTCATACGGTATCCGAGAGCCTGAGATACAGTAGACATACCTAGCTGGCGGGCTTTAAGGATAATGAGACGTACGGGCTTGCGGGCATCCATTTGCGATTGGACAGCGGTAAGGAATTCACGCTGCGCCCAATTAGGTATGAACTTAATAATCTCACCTGATTGCCTATCCTGAATGGATAGATCGTCAATCAGGGGTAGGAGTTGAATCCCCACTCAGCACCCTATTCCGTAGCTCTACCAGTTGAGTCCGTAGCTCTACCATATCATCCTGAGCGTTAGTTTTGTTCATCTCTCGGATGAGTGTCGGTAGCCACGACCGTAGGATCTGTACTCGCATCGTAGGGTTAGAGCGGTCTAACAATTCTTCAGCCTCATCTATCAAACGTGAGACAAACTGTTCGGCTCGCCCACGTAGATCAGGTGACGACGCTACAGCTTCGGCGATTACCTTATTAACGTCAGTCATCGGCAAACTCGAATCCGTCTTCTTGTACCCGCCTGACCCGTTTGGGCGGACGACGTACTTCGATGTTATAAATGTAACCTTCTCTGTCCGTAAACGGCATCGCCTTGTACTTGTCGGTCTTCGGCACCTTTACCGTTATGGACAGTTCATCATGTTTAGCGGCACCCCAGGTGAATACGTAGCATTGGAACCTGGCGATAAGTCCGCCAGGCTCCGGTTCGTCAAACTCTTCTATGACTGTTTCCGGCATTTCAGTTGATTGGCCATTTTGCCTGGATACCCGAGTCATTATACGTACTCACCCTTCATGCAGAAGTCTCCCCGGCATCCGCATTCGCAACCGTCAAGAATTCCACGCCGCTTCATACTACGAAATTTCGCAAGCGTTACCTTTTCCGGCATTCCAAGCTTTTCGGCTACCCGAAACCTGTTAGCCCAATTAAATCCTTGTTCGACCTGCACAGCTTTGATGGCTTCGATCATCTGCTCATCGGTAATAAGCTTGGCCTGAATTAGCTTCTGCATTATCCCGTCTCCGTCCAATCAAAGTTCGGTATCTCGTTCGGTCCGATACCTATTGTGCGTTCTTGCGGGACAAAATCTAACGCCGGTGGATCTGGCATTGCCCAATCGGTCGGGTCTTCCGCTATTTCATCACTCTGCCACCATGCCTGGGTTTCCTCTATGGGGTTTACCGGCATTGTTGGCTGCGGGATTTCGGCCCTCTCCCCATAAACCTCTTTGGCGACGGCTTTCGTG